GTATTTCTACCACAAGCGGTTGCTGGCGCAGGAGGGGTAATAAACCCCGCCGTGGCTATCACAGCATTCGGAAACGCGCCTGAGATCATTACCGGGGTCAATGTAGGTGTCGGAGTAGTGCGGGGAGACGCCGTCGAAGTGGTGGGATCAACCAGCAATGACGCTGTCCGTGTGGTGTTAGATGTCATCGATGCCAACACCATCGAGGTCTTCCCGGCGGTGACTGTTGAAGCCCCACTAGGGACTGTGACGATACGCGAGCAAAATCATTTCTTGATTATTCAGGATGAAGCGGTGGTCAGCGCATCGTCAATCGCTGCCGCAATGGCCTTGCTTGATTCGCGTATTTTCGAGCTTAAGTTTACAACGCCCGCGCAAACTCCGGGCCGAGAATTTAGAATCTATGGATTCTTGGTTCGCGTGTTCTTTTTCAACAACACCGGACCTACGACCACCAACCTCCTCGGTGAAAACGAAGTGTGGTTTCTGGATTGGGATGGTGCCCAGAGGTCTAGCACAACGATAGCGTCAGAGTGGTTTATAGCAGCCAATACTGTGGGAGCGGTGGGCGCACTCAGCAATATAAACTTTGGTTCGTTGTCGGACCCAACAGACCCGCGTTCAGTACAGAACGGGTGTGTACTATTAGGTGGCTCCACCGCTAACCTACCCAATAGTGAGTTGTCGGTATCTATATATGGCAGCTACTTACAATCAAGCCACGACCCTTTATTTTATGTAGTAATGGATGGACCCGACGAGGGTGCGTTGGCCGGGTCGATTGTAAACGCGGGTCTTATTGCTCCCGGATCAGGCGGCACTCTTGAGACATTGCAAACGGTTATCCATAATTCACCATCTTTCGGTATCGCGCCGCTTGGACCGATAGCTAACGCGGCAAACTTCTTACAGGCCAACTCGGTTAATTTCGGAGTTATTTTCTCTGCCGTGGAAATCATAATACGGGAACTCGAACTCAGCGATGCGTCATTTAGTCCGGCTCAGTTTCTTTTTCAAGCCCCAGCTCAGTTTATAGATCCACGGGAAGATTACACTGCCGCAGAGCTGATGCAGTTGAGCAACGCCGCAGGAGCCAAGTCGTATACGTTCAACCCAAGATTCACAGACATCAATTTCGTAACAGGCCCAAGTCCGTTAGTCGGTGCCGAAGTGGCTATAGAGCGTGTGTCTGACGGGCACTACATGCGAGTTCTAAACCAGACGGACGGTACTTATACGATCACAATAAATGGCGTTGACCACACCCACATTTCGGCGGCGCAAAGCTTGCCAGCGTTGAGAACTAGTCTGGTGGCAGCCATCAACGCTGGATCAGAGCCAGTGTCATCTGTGCCTAGCAACACACTCGTCAACATGGGTGCAAACGCGTTTATCATCAATGCAGATGTTGCGGATACGCCGTTTACGATTGCAGTGACCGCAGAACCTACGCCGGGTGACTTGGAGGTGGATCAGCCCCAACAAGGTGGTGCCGCGCTGGTGTTGCAACAGGATTATCGGGAGATTCCAATACCCGGATCACCCTTCACAGTCGATGGGAACGGACGCATCAATACTAATGGCGTGGAGATCGCAGCGTTTATCGGCTATGAGTCGGGCTTGGCGAATCGCTTCATCAATTTGCAATATCGGATTAGCGTCGAAGGGAACGGATTCAGGCGAGTGTTGGACGGCTTTAAGCCAACGGCACCCTTCTTGGCCGACTTCCCGGTTGAGGATAAATCAATGGGAGAATTCAGGCCATGAGTGTGAGATATTCAATTGGCGAGAGCTTTGCAGTTACCGGTCGATTCCGCACGGGCCGAACGATCACCGCGTTGTTTTTCAATGCAGAAACAGGAGCAGCCATCCCGCTGACTTCAGGGGCTTGCACGGAAATCGGCAGCACCGGGATGTACACTATCCAAAGCTCCGATATCGTGACACCACTGGTCACAAAAACAATTGTCAACTGGCAAATGACTGATGCTGTTTCTGGACGTACTGACGAAGGCAGTGCCGTAGTTGGTCAAGGATCAACAGACTGCCTGACAGTCGGACTGTTTTTGGCGTTGAAGTAATGAGCAAAGACTGTTCAGGCGGTGTATCAAAGTTGTGGAAGTTCTTCACTGGACGGAGGCCCCCCTTCGAGTATTGCTGCGACAAACATGATAAAGCCTATCGCGAAGGCGGAACTGCGTTTACCAGATACCTTGCCGACAAACGTATGCGCAGGTGCATAGAGGGTTCAGGGTATCCAATACTAGCGGCTGTGATGTATTATGCGGTACGATGGTTCGGATGGATTTTCTGGAGTAAGTAGTGGCATCCTCAATCCCTATAACAGCTCGCTGGGAAACGGCACCGGGAGTCAGCTTGGCTTCACCTGCCAACGCCCCAACTATCCGGATACGCCGGATCGACACAGCTGCACTTGTTATTACTGATGTCGCCATGCTTGAGGTTGGAGAGGGTACATTCCATTACGAGTTTACGCCCCCTGTTAAAGGGATCGTCTACTCAGCTGTTGCGGACGGAGACCCTACTGCTGTTCTCCAAGTGCCAGCCGAAATTAGGAAGCAAGGCGGGATTATCGACACTAAACTTTCAGAGGTTTGGACTAATTTCGGCCTAGACCCGAACGACCCGGTCACTGTGACTGACAACACAATCACATCTCCGTCAGGAGCTATCGATCAAACCCTTACAGGCGACGGAATCACCACCAAGACAATCACGAGGGACTGATGACGTTTCCAGCCGACGTTGCTACACAGGGTTTCCTGCAGAGCCCAAAATCTGTTGCGTCTATACGCGGGCGTTTGCGACGACTTGTGTTTTCCCTTATATCGTGGATGGACTTGCTCCAACAGGCCCGAGAACTTCTCCAAGATGAGGGCGGGAACTGCCCGATCCGGTATTCTGATGATATGCTGCTGAACGGTTTGAACCGTGGGCTGCAGGAACTTGCGCGAATCCGTCCCGACTCCATGTATGACCGCTACGCAGGAAACTCTCTAAACGTGCCTGAGATTGGCCTAGTGGCGGGTCCCGGTGTGGTTGATTGGCTACAGGATTTCGACCTTGACCGCCGCTTCTGGACCGCATTGGTGCATTATGTGGTCGGTGTGACGGAACTTAGCGAGGATGAATACAACCGTGGGGTGGATGGCAACCCCCACGCCAGCAGAGCTGCCGCCAGCTTGCGAATGTTCCGTAGACATGTACTATCAGTTTGATGTAGTATTCACGTGTAACATCCATTTAGCGTAGGAGCTATTAACATGATGAACATACCCGGTAACGGCGGCTCTGGCGAGAGCCACAAGCCCCATTCAGCATCCGGCAAGTTTCTCGGCGACACCAAGGGCAATGCAGACTTGGCTACTAAGCGTGGCCTAGACGGCTCGCTTGGCGGAAGCGGCGAAAGCCATGCGCCCAAAACTGCCAGTAAGTATTGCGGACCCACGAAGGGTAACGCAGATTTAGCCACTGATCGAAGCTCCGGTGTGCCCGGCGGTCAAGGCGGTGGGCCGCTCAAAGCTGGTGGTGGCGGGAAGGAGTACTGATGAAGTCCCCGTACCCAGAAACAAATCGGGTTGTCAACTCGTTTGTAGTTTCCAATCTCGACGGACTCAAGGAAGTGCCTGTCGGGCCGTCCTCATATGCTGACCGTATGAAGGGCGACGGATCAAAAACTGGCAAGGCATCACAGCCGGGCGTTGCGCTCGACGATGCGAAAGCCAGAGCTGAGCGATATGGTATTGACGTTGATGGCGACAATATTATAGGGCTCGGCCTCTCTTGAAACTAACTGATAAATCAGCGCAAGCATTGACGAATCTACGGGGAAGCCCGGACTTTCGTGTCGTTCTCGAATGGCTACAGGAAAACCACCAAAAACACCGTGAAGAATGTTGCACGATGCCACCTGAAAAAGTCCTGCGTCCGCAGGGTAAGGTTGAAGTCGTAAACGCACTCTTTAAGGCGTACGAGGAAGCTCCTGCTGTCACCGAGAAATTCAAATCTCAACGGAGGTAATACGCCATGAGTGCGCTACCCAAATCGGTACAAGACCAAATCGACAGAGGCAACGAAATCGCCGACGCAATATACCCGAAAGCAGAACTCGACAAAGACGGGAAACCCATCGTACCAGCTGTAGAGCCAGTCGTCGAACCGGTTGTAGAGCCGGTTGTCGAACCAGTCGTCGAACCAGCCGTCGAACCTGCTGCACCACCACCACTCGATCCCGACACTCCTGAAGCCAAAGCTGAACACAAGTTCAAGGTCCTTCAGGGAAAATACAATGCGGAAGTGCCCCGCCTGCAAGCACAGCTCAGGGAACAAACCGAGCTGGTCACTGAAATGCGCCAGCGCCTGAACAACACGGAGAGTTTGATCGCTTCGATGAATGCTGTCACCACGCCAGTGGTACCGGCAGAACCTGCCACCCCCACGCATCCCGGCATTACGGAGGCGGAGCGGGCGCAGTTCGGGCCTGACTTAATCGACGTGATTGAGCGCGTATCCGCAGCTAAAATCCTGCCAGAAGTCGCGGCTCAGATCGCACCTGTAACAGCTGCTCAGAACGCTAGCACAGAAAGTGCTTCCCAAGCGGCCCATAATCAGGCAGTATCAGACCGTGAGAGTACACTTGCCGCCCTCGAAGCGGCTGTCCCAGACTGGGTACAGCAGAACGAAGACGATAAGTTCTTGCAATGGCTGAATGAAAATGACGCCTACGCAGGTGTCCCGAGAGGGCAGCTTCTTACACATGCATTCCAAGCGAATGATTCCAATAGGGTCATCGCTTTGTTTAAAGGCTTTCAGACCGAAAACGCTGTCGTTACACCGACCACCCCTGCTCCGGTAACACCGGAACCACAGGTAAATATCGGAGATTTAACGGCCCCCGGAACGCCTAAAACCGGGACGACAAGCGCTCCTAATGAAAGCGGTAAGCGGCAATGGAGCCGCAATGACATCTCCGCCTTTTACGCAGAGAAGAACGAGTACGTCAAGAAGGGGAAACCCATTCCTGACGAACTTCAGAAAGCAGAACGCGATCTGATACTCGCTCAGCGGGAAGGACGGATACGTTAACCGTTTGATAATTTTTTAGGAGCAGTACAATGGCGTTTCCAGTAGGTACACCTTGGTCGGGTTCAAATCCGACCCCAGCGTACTCGGGCACTTTCATCCCCGAGATTTGGAGCGGAAAGCTCATAGAGAAATTCTATGCTGCCACCGTTCTTGGCGCAATCGCGAACACTGACTACGAAGGCGAGATCAAAAACCAAGGCGACTTGGTCAAGATTCGTCAACGTCCGACGATCACGATTACAAACTATTCAGCAGAAATTGATCTGTCTGTTCAGCGTCCATCAGCACCCATTCAAGACCTCTTGATTGACCAAGGTAAATATTTCAACCTTGCGCTTGATGACGTTATGGAAGTGCAGTCTGACATCGACCAGCTGTCGATCTGGGCTGAAGATGCTTCCGAGCAGATGAAGATTTCTGTCGATACCGACATCCTCGCTGACGTGACTGACGTTGCTGGCGAAGGCGCGAACATCGTTGTCGCTAACCGTGGCCTGACTGCTGGAGCTATCTCCGGTGATCTGGACATTGGCGTAGCAGCCACACCGCAGTTCGTGTCTGGCGCTGGTGCCGGTACCAACCTCGGCGATACCGCCCCCAATGCGGAGAAGATCGTGGACTTCATCATCAAGTGTGGTCAGGTCCTCGACGAGCAGAACATACCGGAAACGGGCCGCTTCTTGGTCATCCCGGCATGGATTTCAGCACGGATCAAACGATCTGATCTGAAAGACGCTTCTCTCGCTGGTGACGGTACAAGCATCTTGCGCAACGGTCGCTTGGGAATGATTGACAGGTTCACTCTGTATCTGTCTAACCTCCTGCTTCCGGCTACTGGTACCCCGACAGCCTACCCGCTGTTCTTCGGCACCACAGCTGCACTGACTTTCGCCGCGCAGTTCACCAAGATGGAAACGATCCGCTCCGAGCGCTCGTTCTCCAACCTCTTGCGTGGATTGCAGGTTTACGGATACAGAATCGTAAACGGCGTTGCAGTTGGCTTGGCGCATGTAGCTAAAGGCGACGAGTCTTAGACGCTACGGGCTTACAGACCCCGGTCGTATCTTCGGATGCGGCTGGGGTTTCCTTAGGAGGCTACCGTGGCTAAGACGTACGAGAACCTTATTACCGAATCTCGCGAACTCCTTCAGGACACTGATACGGATGTTCAGAGATACACGGATGTTGTCCTCCTCAATATTCTGAATCGTGGTCTACAAGACCTCAGTCGTATGCGGCCCGACGCCTTCTACGACGTATTCCTCGCAAACTCCCTGAACGTGCCAAGGATCGTTGTATCCGGCGCGGTAGCGGGCGAGCTTAACTGGACAGACCCCTTCGCCGCTGAGCTTCAGTTCTATGCCCCGCTGGTAGGGTATGTCACTGGGGTAGCCGAAATCTTCGACGACGAGTACACTACCGATAGTAGGGCTGCCCTCCTTTTGGCGCAGTTCCGCAACGGGGTAATAGGACTCTGAGATGGCTGTCGAGTACACAGAAACTTTTGAGCAGATGCTTAACGACACAGTGCCGCAAACGCCCGGTATTATCCGGTCGGTCGCGTTCCGTGAAATGCGCCTAGCTTGCCGCGAGTTCTTTGAGCGGTCGTTCGCTTGGACGGTGTTGGTCGAAGATATTATCGCACCGGCTGGCAACGTACTCATACAGGTCGATGATGGCGATACAAACACCGAGGTTATCAGTATTTTGGAGGTATCGTTTAATGGGCAACCCATAAACCCTACCTCCGCTCGACCGACACGATTGGGCCAAGACCCTGCATTCGCGACTTCGGATATACCAAAGGCGTTTTTCCTGACATCGAACCCGGATGAGTTCTCTTTCTTCCCGTTCCTAGAGAATGCTAATGGGGGTAATGCCAACCCAATAACCGATGTATTGGTCGCTCTAGTGCCTTCTTTCACTGCCACTGCACTGCCTCGACAAGTCACGCTTAAGTATTACGACGCCATTGTAGAGGGCTATTTGGCGAGAGTGTATTTGCACCCGAACAAACCCTATTCAGCCCCTATGCTTGCCGGACAGATGCGACACAGTTTTCTACGCCGTATCGGTTACTACATGGCCCAGCGTAAGCAGGGGAATAACAATTCACAAGCATGGACTTTCCCGAGCGGTTGGGGAGTTCAGAGGTTAGGCGGTAATGGCTAACGACGTACTTTTCACAAATAACGCGACCTCACTACTCGCCGCGACGATTGGCGCAGGCGATGTAATTGTTCAGGTCGGTGGCGGTGATGGCGCTCTATTTCCGTCCCCCAGTGGCTCGCAGTTTTTCTATGCAGCCCTCGAAGACAATGCGGGTAACATAGAGGTCGTTAGATGCACGAGCAGGTCTGGAGACCTCCTCACAGTTGTTCGGGGTCAAGACAACACAATTGCTCTGGCATTCACGCTCACTGTAACCCGAGTTGAACTTCGGCTTAGCGCAGTTGTGATGCAAGAATTCCTCCAAGTCAACGGCGGCACTATGACCGGTGATGTTGGCTTCAATGGCAACAGTATTGTCGATGCGGTCTTGTCCGGCCCACTACTTTCCATGCAGGGGGGAGAATCGGTTGGGACCCCAATGCGCGGCGCGACAGGCATCTCAAGCAACGAGATTGTGGTCCCACCTGCACCCGCCAGAGCAACAGTCGGAGGAGCTATAATCCTTGCGTCAGGCGATGACATTGTAGCGGAGCTTGATGTTGCTGGCCTGATTACTCTCGACAGTGCGACAGTCGGCGTAGTCATCGGAGGCGGGTCATACCTTGAGGTACAGGGGCCAACCCCTGCCAATAGACTGCGAGCCAGTCATGACGACACCAACCTGACTATTGGTCTAGCGAACACAACTGATGTCCTATTTACCGGAGCGAGCGGAGAGTACAACTTCGATGCGCAGTTAAATGTTGCTGGTGATTTTCTTCTGAACGGCAACGTGCTTGACCAGCCACAGATTCGTGACTTCTCGATGACGTTACAAGACATTATCGCAACAGCAACAACCGCCCTTGATTACGAGCTGGGTAGTTATGTGCGGCTCGACCTCGACGTAAACATCACACAGCTTGATTTAGACAACCCACCTGCCGCCGGTAACTTCGGTGCATTCCGGGTTAAGATCACTCAGAACGCAGGTGGTGAGACAATTACGTGGCCCGCATCAGTGATTTGGCCCGGTGGTGCTGCGCTTGTGTTGAGCAGCGGTGCAGGCGAAGTCGATTTCGTTGATCTTTGGACCGATGACGGAGGCACCGTCTGGTATGCCGCTGGCAACGTAAATTGGGGCTAGTGACATGGCTGGCCTCAAACTCGAAGGCTTTACAGGTCTAGCGCCTCGTTATTCTGAACGACTGTTGCCGCCTATGGCAGCCACAACTGCCCAGAATACGAAGCTACTGAATGGAGAAATCCGTGGCTTTCGGGAGCTATTCATAAAGGATGATCTGACCGGACTCGCCGCCACAGTTCGCCGGGTTCTTCGTGTACCCGATACCCCAAGTGATGCGTACATCGCGTTTAATTCTCGCGATGTCAGTATTGTTAAGTCACCGCTCATCAATGACGCCTTCGACCGATATTTCTGGGCTGGCGATGGCGTACCTAAAATGAATAGCGGTGCCCGGATCAAGAACGGAGACCCAGAATATTTCCTCGGTGTCCCGACCCCAACTGTCGCACCCAGCGTTTTACCCCCTGCCGGAGCAGACGAAACCAGAGCGTATGTATATACATTTGAGAGTTCGTTTGGGGAAGAAGGGCCACCGTCGCCCCCAACTGTAATTATAGGCGGGTCCGGTGTTCCGTGGGACCTCTCTGGCATTCAGACGGTTGTGCCCGACGCAGCAAATCGAGACATTACAATAAAGAATATTTACCGCACTGTAGCTGGCAATGTATCAACGAGCTTCTTTTTTGTCGCCCAGATTCCGATTGGCGATGCTACATATTCTGATAACGAGACGAACGAAACTGTCGCTGCTAACAACCTGCTTGAGTCAACCGCGTGGCTGGAACCCCCTAGTGATATGGAGGGGTTCGTCGTTATGCCCAATGGATTTTTAGTCGGTTGGGTAGGCAAGCGGCTTTTATTTTCTGAGCCATACCGACCCCACGCATGGCCTGCTGCGTTTGAACTAGCGACTGAATTCGACATTGTGTCACTCGGGGTATTTGGCTCTACGCTTGTGATCGGTACAGCATCGCAACCTTATTTCGGACAGGGGGTGAGCCCAGCTTCGTTCACAACTATGAAGATTGATGCGGTCGAACCTTGCCTTTCACGGCGGGGCATGGTCTCCACCACTGCTGGCGTGTATTACCCCTCAATCAATGGCCTTGTTGCCGCAACTGGTAGTGGTGTGCAGGTGATCACCCGAGATATCCTGACCAAAGAGGAGTGGGCTGGTTTCAGCCCTGATACATTGTATGCGGCCCAACTCGGCCTGCAGTACATTGCCTTTAGTGATGCTAACACGGGATTTATTTACGACCCCCAAGAGCCAGCAAATAAGCTGGTGACTCTGGATGGGTTCTCAAACGTCGAGGGGATAGAGACTGACCCTTACACAGGCAATGTGTATTTGCTTACGAATGACCGCTATGCAGAGTGGGACCCAGAAGGGACTACTCGCCTGACGTGGCGATGGAAAAGCAGGATGATGCATTTTCCTCGACCGATCAATTTTGGGGCAGTTCGTATCATGGCAGAGATGGGCGGTGCCAATCAGGCGTTCCCCGTCGAGACAATTTTGCGCCCGTATAATGAAGCGCTATTTACTGCGATCAATGCCCTACCTGTTGGAAACCAACGGCTAAACACTTTGAATGGTGTTACGCTCGGCGGCACCCCTGCCCAGCAGAGCGGGCTTGTAAC